GATGTGCATGAATGCTGGATGCAAAGGCAAACTTCTGGGTGAATTAAATGCTTTTGTAGGGAAAAAGGCCCATGATATTAATGGATTATCTGAGGCCACATTGCAGCTATTGATTGATACTGGGCTTGTGGCATCACCAATTGATCTGTATTATTTGAAGGATCATTCTACAGAATTGTCCAGATTACCTAGAATGGGAGCAAAGAAAATTGCGAATATTTTAGATTCTATTGAGTCTAGCAGGAATACTACCATAGAAAAATTTATTGTAGGATTAAATATTCCGTTAATTGGTGGTAGAGCTGCAAAGGATATTGCTAGATATGAAGAAATAAGAACTAGGGAATCAGGAATGCTCTATCCATTTGAAACTTTTATTAAAGATGCTGCTTCTGATTTTAATTTTACCTGTATTGAAGGATTAGGGACGGAGCGAAATATTTCTATCCATAGATATTTTAAGGAAAATTATGATTACGTTATTGCTTTGGCAGAACAGTTCATATTTTCGAAACTTAATAATGATAAAATATCTTCTGAAAGCGATTCATTGTCCGGAAAGAAATTCTGTATCACTGGGAAGTTACATATTTTTGCTAACCGGGATGAACTTGTGGCGGATATAGAATCAAAAGGAGGGAAAGTTGTGTCCGGAGTTACAAAGGCAACTGATTATCTAATTACCAATGATAAAAACAGTGGATCTAGTAAAAATAAGAAAGCTTCTGAGTTGAATATTCCTATTATCAGTGAAGAAGAATACAAAAACAAATTAAATTAACTTTTACTATTGACAAATGCAAATAATGGTGATATAGTTGACCTATCAAAACGAATTAGATTAACTCAATCAGAAAGGCATGAACAATGATATGTTACTATTTAAAAGGAAAAAATGGAGAGTACATCGCAAGAGATCCAACAGGAAGAATCAAATTAGTATCTGATCTTGGTGATGCACTCTTGGTTCCTGAAATTGAAAAGAAAAAGATTAAGGCAATTCAAGCAAATAATATTCCAGACGTATTAAAAAAATTTGGACCATATGAAATTTGTGAAACCGATTATAATGGAGTTGAAGCAATTACGACAGATGATATAGTTGGTGAAATTATCGGTAGTATAAATGAATTTTCAAGTAAGATGAATGAAATTACTGATTATTCAAAAGAACTTAATTCTATTATTTCATATACTGATTTACAAATTTCAGACATTTTGCATTATATTGAATTTCATAAGTTTTCTGCGGCAGAAGGATATAAATTATGCAAAAAGTTGCAAGAGATTTGTGATAGACGAAGAGAAGCCAAAAATAAAATACAAATTATAAACACGATAAAACATCAATCGTGTGCAAGTGTTTTATCTGGAAATGCTACTAAAATAATAGAAAAAATTGTACCAGATAAAAAATATACTCCAAGAGTATTTGATGAATTGTTCAAAAAGAATCAGTCACGAATAAGAAAAGAAAAATCAGTGAAAATAAAAATTTAATTAAACAATAAGGAGATAAAAATATGTTTAAAGATTTTGTAAAGGCAATCCAGAAAAATTTACAGCAGATGTCTAAAGATTCTTCAAGATTATTCACAGTAAATGTGGATACCGAGGAGCTTTATAATTTATATCTGGATTCGTTTCCGGCAGGTACAAATGAAATTTACAGAGAAAGAAGAGAATATGACTGTAGTTGCTGTAGACATTTTATCAGAGACGTTGGTAACGTTGTATCTATTAAAAATGGTGAGTTACATACCATTTGGGGAATTAATCCAGTATCAGATGATAAATATAATGTAGTCGCAGCTGCGCTTGATGCCTATGTAAAACAGAAAGCGGTATTAGGGGTATTCCTCAAAAAAGAGAAACGAATTGGTACTCCTGAAAATAGAGAAATGCTCCCGACAGGAAAAATTAATAAATATGAGCATTTCTTCGTAGATCTGCCAGAAATTTGTATCTTTAAGGAATGTTATGGACATACACTTGAAGGTGATTTAAGTCAATTCAGAGATGTTCGTAATGTATTTAAACGTTCTCTTGATGAAATTAGTAAAGAAGCTGTAGATACTGTACTTGAACTGATTGCTCAAAATTCTTTATATAAAGGTGCCGAATGGAAAAAGCAACTTACTGAATTTAAGAATTATCAGAAAGAATATGGAAAGCTTACGGATGAACAGAAAGAACTTTGGATCTGGGAAAAGTCAATTGCTGCAGGTGCCGTTATCGGCAAAATTCGTAACCATAGCATAGGAACATTGCTGGTGAATATTTCCGAAGGAATGGATCTTGACCTTGCCGTTAGAAAATATGAGCAGATTGTAGCCCCTGTAAATTATAAACGTCCAAAGGCGATCTTTACAAAGAAGATGCTTGAAGATGCAAAGAAGACTATTACAGAACTTGGTTATATGGATTCATTACAGAGAAGATTTGCTACCTTGGATGATATCACAGTAAACAATATACTTTTCTCCAATAAAGATGCAGCAAAGAGAATTACCGGTGCTATGGATTTGTTTGATGAAATGGAACAGGATGTTGCAATTGATCCAAAACGATTCTCTAAGGTAGAGGAAATAAGCGCAGAAGATTTCATTAAGAATGTTCTGCCTGTAGCGAAAGAATTGGAAGTATATTTGGAGAATAAACATATTCAGAATATGGTATCTCTGATTGCTCCAGAAGTTGCTGATGCGAAAACAATGTTCAAATGGAACAATGGAATGTCTTGGGCGTATACCGGTAATATTACAGATTCAGATATCAAAGAAAATGTAAAAGCTGCTGGTGGTTCAGTCACAGGTATTGTAAGATTTTCTATTCAATGGAATGATGGAAACGGTAAGGATAATTCAGATCTTGATGCTCATTGCCTCGAACCACAAGGCGGAGATCATATTTATTTTAGTCATAAAATATCAAGATATACTGGTGGTGAATTAGATATTGATATTACCGATCCAATATATCAATGTAAATCAAATGGTGGAGTAGCAGTTGAAAACATCACATATCCATCAAAAGAAAGAATGAAACCTGGTACATATAAATTCTATGTTAATCAGTATTCATTCAGAAATTCTCAGGGATTTAAGGCTGAGGTAGAGGTAAATGGTGAAATTCATTCTTACGAATACAATACTCCAGTACGTGGTAATGTAGATGTTGCAGAAGTAATCCTTGATCAGTCAGGAAATTTCAAAGTAGTGGACAAACTTCCAGGAAATTGTGCAACAATCAGTAAAGATGTCTGGGGAATTAAAACTTTGCAGTTTACACCGGTATCAGTTGTATGTTACTCACCAAATTACTGGGATGAACAGAAGGGAATTGGTCATCAGCACTTATTCTTTATGCTGAAGGACTGCATCAATCCAGAAGAGCCGAATGGATATTATAATGAATTCTTGAAACCGGAACTTGAGCAGCACCGAAGAGTATTTGAAACGCTTGGAGCAAAAGCACATGTAAAAGATGTTGATGATCAGCTTTCAGGAGTAGGATTTTCACTTACAAAGAGAAATGATCTGATTATTAAAGTAAAAGGCGCTACAGAGCGAGTAGTAAAAGTAAAGTTTTAACATAATTTAATTATACAAATAGAAAGAGAGGAATAAAAACATGGAACTTACAAATATTTTTGAGGCGGCAACAAGATATAAATACAGATTCCCGTTCAAAGGAATGATTTCAGTAGAGGATTTATGGGATCTGAAATTACAGGATTTGGATTCAGTATTTAAACTGCTGAATAAAGAGAAAAAGCAGAGTGATGAAGAAAGTCTGTTACAGGTTAAATCTGAAGCAGACCAGGAGCTGGAAAATAAAATTCAGATTGTGAAATTCATTGTACAGGTAAAACAGGCAGAAGCTGCAGAGAGACTTGCTGCGAAAGATAAGAAAGAGCGTAATCAGAAGATTATGAGAATTATTGAGAGAAAGCAGAACGAAGCTCTGGAAGGCAAGAGTCTTGAAGAACTGACAGCTATGTTAGAGGAGTAATATATGGGAATACTTGGAGATATTGCAGCATTTTTGTTTATGGTAATTGTGATATTAATTTTACTACTAATTTTGTGTTTTATATGTGCTG